AAAGCCACCTTTATTATGAACCTGAATATGGATCATATGTGCATTTCCTGACTTATCAGTGGCAGGAATATTATGACTTACAGTTTTACCTTCACTTGGTTTGCGAGGTCCTGATGCAATATGGGTATCACGATCATCACTACTGACAGTTAGATCTTTATGATGATTAAGGGCAGTATTAATTGCATCAGTATAAGATGGGTGATACAATGTGTATGCTTCATCAATCTGTTCAACTTCTTCATTCATAGATGGTTTAACAGCATTATATGCAGGACCACCGGTCTTTTTGCGACGAAGATGTTCTGCTGACATTTCTTTTTTGTCATAACTACCATGAGGAATATTATTTAAAACATGAAACTTAAGTCTTGCATCTGAAAGATTTGAAACACCTTCATCAAGATCAACTTCTTCACGAACAACATCAGAGTGAATTTTCTTCATTTCATCTGAACCAAGGCGACGTCCTGCTGCTTTAATTCCTGCGCTACGGCGCTTAAAGGCTGCGGTTGATGCCTTTTGAACACTCTTTGGCTGGTCTGATAGCGATTGCTTCACGAGTGCGTTTGCTTGATTGTAAGATTTTGCAGCATAACTCTTTAAGGTGTTTGGCGAAAGCTCATCGATCTGTTCAACTTCTTCATATACAGAAGCATCCTCACCATCATGGAATGAGGCAAGTTTTGTCTTATCTTTTTTAAGTTTTTTAGCAGTAAATTGATCTTCAACATCAACTGGATAATCAGTTTTTTGTACAACATGTTTATCAACAAAAGCTTTGGTGCGACGAGGCAATTGCTCTAATGTAGCTTCTTTGATGATGTCCTTAAGCGTCTTCATCTTCGTATTCCTCTGTATCTGAGTTGTCTAAATCTTCATCCTCATCATCAGCGTATACGTCTGATTCTTCATCATCGTCGCCATACATACTCATAGATAGTTGTTCTCGACGTGCCGCAATAGCACTCATCATTTTATCTTTAATAGCATTATTAAAAGCATTTCCAACTTCAACTGGGTTGCTATCAAATGATGCTTGAATAATATCTTCAACTGACATGTTTTAAATTCCTTTTATATTTATAATGTATTTATCTATTTCACAATTTTAACTGGTGTGGGTTGTGGAGGCGGTGGTGGAGTATCCTCAAGTTCTGGATTAGTATCCTGTTCCTCTTGAATATCCTCATCAATTTCTTCAATATCTTCGTCGGTTTGTTGAAGAATATTTTTACGCACCCATTTTTTAGAATAGTAAACACCAACATAATCATTAATAGCTTGTAATGTCTGAAGTCTCTGAGTAAGAATCTCTTGCTCTTTCAGTTCTTCAAAATGGTTATCTTCTTGAAAGTCATAACGAATTTTATTCTTAATCTCTTTCCATTCTTCAATGGTCATAACATTCTTAAGAACCAATTGCTTCTCTAGAATTTCATCAAACAACATTGAGAAACGAGCACGGAGACGACGAATAAACTTACTGAATTTAACTTCATCTCTTGAAATTTCATTTGATCTACCTAATGAAAATCCTGTTTCTGATTCCATGCGAGTGATAGGAACATTCAGTGCTTTATATAGGTTCTTTTGGAAATATAGAACATCATCCATCTCACCAAGATTGGCACCGCCTGGAAGTGTAGTGATCTCTGTACCTTTTTCTCCATTACGGCGAGGCATCCAGAAGTCTTCAAGCATCGTCATATGTTTGCGATCATCACGTATATCACCAGTTGCAGCATCATATACAAGACGATTCTTATGTTTGGTCATCATATCACGGAGATATTGCTCTGCTTTTAATTTTGGTAGATTACCTACGTCAATGTAAAAAATTCTACGTTCTGGAGCACGTGCCAAACGATAAATAACGGCAGCATCTTCTAACATTCTAAGTTGATTTAATGGTTTAATTGCTTTATTCAGATGGGATAAAACCAATGTATTTGTTTCATTTACAACACCTGAAGTCACTTCAATGATTGAATCCTTTGCAATCCGAATACCTTTAGTAGTATCTGTTGTACTTACAGAACTTGATTTGGTTGCAAATGTTTTATCATTAAAGATATAATATTCATTCTTTGTTTGTACTAATGTAGCATCAGCATTATTATCTTTTGTTTTTGTGATCTCACGAATTTTACGAAGTTTGCGTGGATCAATGTAACGTAATTCCTTAATGCCTAATTTTGGATTCTTTTCATCAATAATGGCATGATACTTTAAACGCCCATCAACATAAAATCGTTGGAATGTTTCATAACCTCTATTTGAAAAGTCAAGCAATCTTAATGCTTCTTCAAATTCTTCAACAACACGTTTTTTAATGTTGTCAGACAATTTGGTATCATCTAAATTGAGTTCAACAACTTTATCAGTATCTGATACAACAATAGCATCATTTACAATATCATCAATTGCTCTTGATACTTCAGGATGCATTTCCATTTGACGATACTTAGTAATTATCTCGCCTTCAGTTTTTGCAGTTCCTTCAATATCAAGAAAAGTACCATAAGCACCTCCAGCAATACCACCAGAGTTAACAGTCAATGCACCGTCATCAAGATCTTTCTCAACAAAAGACTTTAATTCTTGTTCATCTTTTCTTTTGATCTCAAAACCAAATAAAGTTGCCATTTTGTAATATCTCTTATCTTTATATAAAAAAGGTGGTAAGGGACGTCAACCCCTTACCTATTGGTATATTTATGCGTTTGTAGAAGCATCGCCTGTGATACCTTCAACAGTCCATACATCATAATGGAATGTAATTTCATAGGATTCAATACTATCAGTATTATTCCAATCCATTACAATTGGACTCAACACAGTTGGAAAAATGCCTTCAAACTTATAAGTACGCAAAGCTCTACCAGTTTTACCAAATTGAGTAATCAATGCTTGTGATTTATAATCAGCAGGGCTACTTGAATTTGTAAGACGTAGATTTCCAGTATGACTATTGATTGCATTCATCCACTGTTCCATACGATTACGGATAGCAAAGTTTTCATCATTATATACTGAAACGGTCCATGGTTCAAATACTCTGTCACCAGCCAATGGGATTTTTCTTCCCATATACGGCAGTTCATAAATGCCAAGCTGAGATTGTGGTAACTGAGCAGCATGAACCATAAATGGTACTAAAGCATCAGCACTAGTGTCAATTTTATTTGTAATAGAAACTTGAAAGAGTGTTGATTTAGCACCACCACCGGTCAAGGAAGCTTTCATTTCGTTTATATTAAACGCCATCTTTTTTCTCCTTTATTTAACTATTAAACTTGACCAATAATTTCATTAAATGCAACACCAGTACCAACAGCCACAAAGTTCAATTGAATATAATTAATTGAACGAGCAGGTTTGATATAAATGTCACCGACGAACTGGTTAGTATCAATTATTTCTGGTGTATTATTAGTATCATCACATACTACCTTGAAGTCATAGATACCACGACGGCCTTGAACATCACGTAGAAATGGTTCAATTATATTCTTGAACTGTGCACGAGTAAATGCATCATTGAATTCAAACAGTGTTGTTTTAGCTGCTTCAGCAATTGCTTTTTCAAGAACAATGAAAAGACGGCGCACATTAATACGATCAAATGCACTGTTGTTACCAATAAGTGTTTTATCACCGAACAATAAGGTACCTTGACCACCTTCACTGATTACTGGATTGATATCTGCAGGGTAAAGAATATCACGTTGTGCAGCATTTGGATTGAATGCCAATTTAACAACGTTCTTTAGTTTACCACGATTGTAACCAGCTGGTGAATACCATGGATCCTTTTCCTGAGCAGTTCTTGCAAGAAGACCAGCAATATCACCATTCATTGGTGTATAACGATATACGTCATTGTAGCGATCGTAGCGATACTTATAACCAGTATCCATAACAGCATATGAACTTGATGATAGAGCATTTCTAAATGCAATCATATCATCTACTTCATTGCCTGCGGTACTAAGAACATTATTAGCATTATTTGCAGATGGTGAAATAAATGCCATACAATCTTTACGAATTTCACAGATATTATCAATAATATAGTTAGCAACACCAGTCTGAATGGTGCCTTCCCTTGGTTTACCTGCAAGAATAAATGATACGTCAACATCCTGTGGTGAAACAAACTTGTCATAACCGGCAGTAAGAACACCTAAAGTTACACTCTTTTCATCACCACTAACACCACCACTTAATGATGAATAAGCAGCAACACCGGTAGTTACAATAGTATTGCCAGTTGCATAAACCCATTTACTTCTATTATTAATAATGTTTCTGTAAAAATTAGATGATCCATCCAATTTTTTAGCTGATGAAACAACACTCACCTGTTCATATATTTCAAGAACAGTACCAGCAACACCACTAATATCACCATCTTCATCAACAATTGCAATGTGAACAGAATTTGCAGCAGGAGTTTTTGCTATGTTCTTATAATATGCCCATTTTCTATTAGCTGGAGATGTTGCTAAATTAGATGACAGTGTATATTTACTTGTAAATGTTACAGTAATAGTAGTAGGTGTAGCGGCAACAACTAAATCCTGAAAACCAATTGAAGTATTTCCTACGGTTAGAATATCACCACCAACCAACTGTGCCCATTCTGAAGTATTTGCAGTGATTGAACCTGTGTTGATATTAACATTAGCAATAGCAGAACTATATACATTAGCATTTTGACAGACTGAAACCTTAAGACTATTTCCTAGAACACCTGGGTATCTAGCAATAATTTGAGGAATAGATGTGTTTGCCTCTGCTGCTGTTGCAGTCAAAATTTGTGTGTTACTAGCACCTGCATTGAATGAGGTGTTTGGCGCTACACGAACAACATATAGTTGATTTGAATAAGCTAAGAAGTCAGCCGCTGTAAAGAATGTTTCGTAGTTATTAGCAGTTGGTTTACCAAATGTATTAACTAGATCTGTTTCCGATGTCACTAACACTCGTTCATTTACTGGACCCCAGCTAAATACACCAGCAATACCACCTTGAGTGGATGCTACTGCAGGAACAACTGTGGTTAAATTAAATTCACTTACATTAATGCCTGGACTTATTTGAAAAGCCATGTCATTTCTCCCTTATAATTGTTAATGTGTAAGATTCTAATACCTATTCTTATTATATATTTATAAAATATTGAAATGGGTTAAAAACGCAACCAATTATCTTCCACAACATCAATAATTAACGGTTCATCATGCCCTGTTTCGTGAAACCCAAATGGCAACATTTCAGCATCCAAATCATCATTGGTTCTTTCTCTCAATTTAGCCAAAGTATTAATATCTGTAATTTCTCTAAAATATTTTTGATCTGATAACCAAGCAAATAAAACTAAACACATTACCATATCATCATGGCATCCAGATTCTGCTTCAAAGCTATTTGCCTTTTTAGAGAATGTGGATAGTTCTTTAATTGTATCAAAATCATTAACAAGCAATTGATCTTGTTCTACTAATAATTTAAGAACACTACAACCGACTGATTTCACTGATCTTGTAGTTCTAATCCCAAGTTCTTGACTTTTTCCACCGGTAGATATCATTTTACCAGCACGGCCATTGTTTGTTGTATAAAGAACATTTTCATATTCAAAATCATAAAGTATAGATTCAATGACCTGTTGACCAATATCATTAATTTCAACTAAAATAGAAGCTTCATTATATCCTTTACATGTTCTAAAAATAACTTCCGCATAATCTAGTGGTGTAATAAGATTATCACGAAATGTACACACTTGTTTATATGGCATTTCTGTTACATCAATAATTTGAAATGCCGAATAGTCTAATCCTTTACCTCGTGATACGTCAGCAACACAAACATACATATGTTCAGGAATTGCGTGCTCATACATTTTAATACCGGTTTTATCAAACAATGGTATTTTAGTAACCAATGATTTTAATTTAGAACCAGTGATAAGAGTACCAGATGAACCTTGGAATTCACAGCAGAATTCTTGGGCAAACTTTTGAAGGTCATGATCCATAGCAGCCAGAGTTTCTTTTCTCCAAGTCTCGTCACGACCAGGAACTCGTTGCCAAGGAACTTCAACATATTCATATCCATTTACATCATTCTTAGCGCCTTCACACGTTTTATAAAAGTGATTTAAACCATTTGGTGTTGATGTAAATAGAATCTTGGTTGTGTTACCAGATGAAATGGTTGGAAAAACCGAAGCAAAGAACTCATCCCAGTTTTCAACAAATGCAGTTTCATCAATATAAAGAAATGAGATAGACTTACCACGGATTGCAGAACCTGATGTAGCAGATGCAAGAATCTTACAACCATTTTCAAATTCAACAGAACCTTTATTCCATTCAATTACACCTTGTTGTAACCATTTTGGTAATGCTTCAAAAGCAATTTTAATTCGTTCAAGAATCTCTCGAGCTGCATCACCTTTGTTTGCCAATAGAGCAACAGTCTTATGATCGTTGAATAGAATGTAATGAAGAATCACAACAACCGCAGTTGTGGTTTTACCAGCCTGACGAGATGTATTCACTACGACTCGGCGGCCGTTTGTAATTTTGTCAATAATTTCTTCTTGATAATCATATAAATCAT